GGGCATAAAAATATTAACACTACTGCAAATTATATAGGATTGATTGACAACGACATTTTATCCACTGTAAGTCCAATAAATAGCATCAAAATATGATAGTTAAAGTTTCCTATCGAGTAAAGTGGCAATTCAAAGAGTTCCCATATTATAAAATTTCAACTTGTAAAAAAGTCATAAATTGTCAAACCGGAAAAATAATAAAATGTACAAAAAATGGCGGTTCAGTAGGTTATTTTGTAGCGGGTAAATTTTATAAAAAATCAAGTATAAATGATTTTATTGAATTGATTCCAAAACCTAAATTACCGTTTTAAGTTTCGGCAAATAAAAATACAAAAAAACCAAACATCCAATAATTAGAAACAATCCAAGATATAACCAAGTGTTATCTTTTCGGGTTGTTTCTTTTTTCTTTTCAATTATAATTGTTTTTGTAATGTTTCGGTCTTTCCATTTAGTAATTATTTTGCTTTTGTCGTTACTAACAATTGCATTCTCGTACTTTTTACCGTCCAAAACCATTGGCTTAAGCGCATCAAATGGTGTATAGGTAAACTTATTGCCTAAAACTATTTTCGAGCCCTCTTGGTACTCGTTTTTGATTTCAATATTTGAATGTTTTTCGGTGTCGGTTTGGCGAGTACCACCGCAGCTATATACAGAAAACAATATTATGACCTTGAATAAAAATAGGAATTTCAATTTTAGAGATATGTTTTTCATTTTTATAGGTTCTGTTTTGTTGACAATATGGACATTTACCACCGTTTCGGCATTGTTTTGAAACTGCTTTTGCTTTAGTGTATGGATGCTTTTTGGTGCGTGACATTTTTACAATAATTCTATCTCCTCTTTAACTCGCTCCCAATAATCAAAATGCTTCCTTTGGTTTTGAATTACCATTACATTTGTTTCGCAATTTAACATTTCATCAACTGCAATTAATGCGCAAAGCCTTGCATTGTGCCATACAATACCTTGATAACTATTACATATCATAAATTTATTACATAATTCTAAAGCTTTTTCTTTTGCTTTCATAATGTTTTTGTTTCAAAGATAATAAAAAACCCGATACTTTTTGCATCGGGTTATAAATGTAGATAGTATTTACCAATCACAAACAAAAAAGCACTTAATAATAAAGCCGTTTCTAAAGAGTGTTTTCTAAAGTATTTTTCCATTATAAAAAGTATATTTTCACCTCTGATTTTCTCCTTGCAATTAATCCGTTTAAAACTTTACCGCCTCCAGTAATATAATGAGAAACCCACCAATCTTTCAACAAGATATTGTTTGAATTTACCATAGAAAATAAAGTAGTTGAGCCACCGGTATTATAAGTGAAACAAACCAAAGCATCAAACTCGTTTTGTTTTAATTTACGTGTAATTTTTCGCATTACTATTGTTTCGAAAACTTGCAAATCTTCTTTCAGTGCTTTTTGTGCTTCTAATTCCGTGTGAATTGTGGCTTTTGGCATTTTAACACCCTTAAGAAAGTTTCCTTTGCTATCACGCATTACTCGGCCATAACCTTCTGTCCATATTCCAGCAGGGCATTTCTTAGGCTGTAGTCCTATTTCTTTGAGATTACCATCGTGCAAGCCTTCAAAGTGTTTAATTAAAGATATGCCTATAGCGCTTGTTTTCATAAATTTTGCTTTTTGTATTTTTCGTAATCTTTCCTTAAAGAGTCGTGGTCTTTCTTCAACGCTTCGTAATTCTTTTCAAGTTCGTCATATTTTTGCTTTAATTCCTTGTGTAGTTTTTCCCAGTTTTGAGAAACTTCGACCTCACGGGTATAGGCCAGGCTCATATCGTTAAACTGCTTTTGAATGTCTCGGTAATGGTCTTTTACACACGATACTTCGAATTGCATCTCTTCCATTCGGGTCTTGTACTGGACCAGAAAGGTGTTGTACATTTCTGAAATTGCCGTCACAACATCCACATCGTTTTTTTTGGCTTCCGATTCTGTTTTTCTTTTTCCTCCAAAGTACCAAGCTAACGGATAACCAAGGACTGCTCCCATAAATGCAATATATTCAACCATAATTTTAGTAGGTTTTGTGTTTGTAAAATAGTCTGGCGATAATCACGGCCAAAACGATTATTAGTTCGGTAGTCGTAAAATGTAACGGGTCTAAAAATAATTCTTTGAACACATTCCAACTCGCTAGCCACAACAACACAAATTTAATAAAACTAAACTTATCATCAAGGAAAATATACAAAGAAATCAACATAAAAAATAAAGCTGTTCCGATATAGTAAAAGCCGTGAACTACGTCAGCAATCACGGCAAATACCAAAGCCAAATATAATATTAGCTTATTTTCTATCATCTGGGCGGTCTGTTCCTAAGATGCTTTGGGGGTCGCTCGGTTTAGTAAAAAAGTTCTTTACTAAATAAGCAACACCACCGGCCAATGAAGCCAAACCAAGACTTTTCCAGTCGGTTGTAAATACGCCGGCTTCCAAAGATTGTTGAACAATTACAACGGCAGGGGTTAACACAGCCATTAACAAGCCTTTTGCAATGTCACGCCAATTAAGGCTAAAAAAATTACTGTCTTTCATAATATTTAAGGTTTAAAATTTATCGATTTTCCTTCATATAAAAAGAAGGATATTTTGTTGAATAATAGTTTTAGTGTTTTCATAATTTTTAATATTAATGTGACACCCAAGCTGTTCCGTTATAAAATACTGGGCAAACAACCGTCCCGCCGCCTGTTAATGTTCCAAGATATGTTGGTGTTGTTGCGTCTGTAACTGTTGCGTATGCTGTTGTAGTAGGTGTGGGTAATGTAGCGACAGTAAATGTCCCTAACATCATTACCCCAGTTTTATCTACAGTGAATTTATTTGTTCCCGAATTCTGAATGGTTAAAGGCATTCCTGTTGATGCAGAATGCGCATTTAAATTTAACAATTTTGATGAAGTACCTGTTCCGGATGTAATACCTACTAATGTTCCGGCCGCAGTAGATACGCCAGTGGTTATGTCTATTAGAGTACCGTTTGTTTGAGTTTTTACGGATTGAATTGCTGTTGAGTTTAATGCGCTATCGTTAAAATTTTTCTGACCAGTTATCGTTTGATTTCCGGTCAATGCTACATTGTTTGCTGTTGCCGCCTGCACAAAAGCCGTTGTAGCTATCTGCGTGGTGTTTGTTCCTGCTGTTGCTGTTGGGGCTGTTGGTGTGCCTGTAAATGTAGATATTCCTGTAGAATTGTCTATAGTAAGTATTGGACTCCCGCTATATTTGCCTAAATATAAATTAGACCCTCCGTCTGGATTAATATACAAGTCGTTCCAAGCAGAAAGAGTAGAATTATGTGCCCCCAACCATGCATTGCCAGCGTATTCTCCCATCAAGAACACAGAAGAAGATCCTCCTGCTACTATTCTACCAGACCAACCTCCGCCTGCGTTGCCCGCAACTCTTAAGCCAGTGGCGGAAGCCCCGCTATTTATATATCCAGTTCCTGATACCTGAAATTTATCATCTGACACGCTAGTATTAGTACCTATTAAAACCTTGCCATAAAGTTCTTGAAGAGATAAGTTGACATCTGTTTTTCCAGTACCTATTGACGCATATAATCCAGAAGCAGGGGAACTCACCTTGAATCTAAGGTCTGTATCTACAGTATTGGTCAGCACAATTGCAGCATCATTTTGTAGATCTGAACCGTTTTTGTCCCAATAAATAGTCCTTTTAAATGTAGGGTCTAATTCATAAGAGGCAGTTATATCTAAAGGAGTTACGTTCAATGTTCCTGCGTTTGAATTAATATTGGAGGTTAGAAAAGTAGTATATAACTCAGTCCCAGCCGCATTATTCGGATGCACCCCGTCTGTTGTATAAACATCAGTATTATAATAATTAATTCCTGCCCCAAACTCGTCCACCACTTGAATTGAATATCTCGAACAAACCGTCTTAATTGCAGTAATGTAAGGCTTCATATTTTCCCAATTTGCCAATCCGGTAGAACTACCACCATGTTGTGTGTCCCCTCTAAACGTTGGAGTTATGAAAAAAGCTTTAATTTTAGTAGGTCTATTAGCTATGGCAGCACAAATAAAATCCAAGGCTCCATAAAAATTATTAACGTTGGTACTTCCATAGCTACCGAGTGGGATGTTATAATGAAAGTCGTTGCTGCCACCTTCTATTATAATTCCAGTTATGGAATTAGCAAGCATTGCGACAATTCTGTCAACGAAGGGGGTTCTGTCGATAGCGTCTCCCTCTGCGAAATTAGTACCTCCAGTTATGCAGCTACCACCGATACCGTCACTAATTGAGGTAATGCCTAATTTTAACAATAGGGCAGGTTGAAACAAATCTATTTGAGCAAAACTATCTCCCAAAACCCCCCAAGTTTGTCCGCTGTATACAGAAACAAAGTCTTTTGTAGCCTGTACAGTTGGGTATAATGTATTGTTTACCGTTGTGAAATTAATGGCTTTATTCGCAACATTCTCAGGCGTATATCCCAAAGCACTCACGATATTAGCTAATGTCAAAGCAACACCTCCCGAAGCAACGCCTCCGAATTTTTGCGCTTCAATTATTTTTGCATCAGTAGCGTTTGATAAAGACGTTGTGGTATTCCTTATAATTATATAAGCTCGAGTAATTCCGTTTTGTGCGATGTTGCTTTCAGGAACATAATTTCTTGTAAATATGGCCGCCTGAGCTTCTTCCAATGAATTATAATAGTTTTGTCCGTATTGAATCCGGGTCAATCCAGTTTGGAATATCGTAACTGTTTGAATTGTGAATTTATTTACAGGAACCGTTGTAAGCGTTCCGGATAGATCGTACAACGATGGATTTAATATCGTAACATCACTACCCTCTGCGCCTGTTTGTGTTCTGTATCGAAATGTTAATGCTGTTCCTGCACTTTGACTTAATTCGTGTGGTTTTTTCCAATCGGTTGCAAAGTTCACACCAAATTTAAATATACTTCCTGCGCTTTTGTCTAAGCTAAGATTTGCGCCGTTTGCGGTGTATTTATTTCCTGTTAAATTCAACGCTCCAATTGCTTCCATAAAGTCGTGTAACTGATTGGTATCGGCGTTGGTCGGTGCGCTAATATTGTTTACAACATTGATATTAGTCAGGTTAGAGTGAATTACCGCTCCTAATAAAATAAGGTCACGCCTTTGTGTAGACGTGAATTCCGTAGCTTGCTCGACTACTGCACCGCTTGCATTAATTGCAATATAGGTAATGTTTCCAGTAGTTAAATAAGTGGGTGTTTTAGCCGTAACCGCAGGAAAATTAACAATGGTACTAACAGGATTCTCTGGGTCATCAAAGTTTGAAATTACTCCTATTCCCGCTGTAATATTGTACTTGGCAGGGTCGGCATTAATCGAAATTAATCCGTTTTTTATCAATCCAGTTGAAAGGAATTGTTTCTTTAAGAGTTCCTCTGTTTTAGCTATTAAAGCAGCGGGTGTTTTTTTATGGATGCCGTCTGTTTCCTGAGTAACAAAGTAGGTTGGTGTCGAATTAGTTGGTGCTACCGTGTTTTTAATCCCATAAGGAAAATTAGTCGGATTCTGAGCCAACACAAAAAGTGGTAGTAAAAATAAAATTAGTTTTTTCATTATAGATTATATTGAATTATTATTTGAGAATCTACTTCTATTGTTGTGGCAAAAGTAACATCGACTCCAGATTGTTCGAAAACGTTTAAATCTAGCGGGAAAGCTACATCTAAAGGATATTGTGGATAACCATCTATAAAAGCAATTGAAACAACCGCCCCTACCGGCAACGTATAAGTTTGTCCTGCTCCCGCAAATCTTGCAGCTAATACAACTGTTGAACTTAACGACGGTTTATTTAGAATAAAAGTATCGTTAGCCGGATTTGTTTCGTTCCAATCAGCTTGTACATTTACCTCTGCCCCTGATTCAATACCGTCTAATTTAACTTTATCAGCAGCCGAAAACAAAGAAATTGCGACCGTCTCAACTCGTTGCATTGATTCATTAACAACTAATACTTGACCATCACGACCTAAGTAACTCGGGAAAGTGTCTAACAATTCAGTGAAGTTTTCCGCACCTGTTCCTCCTCCTCCAGTCCCTAAACCATCGAAAAAACCTGCTGTAATCAACGATAGCCATAAATCATAAATATCAGTAGGTACGTGCGAACCGCCTGTTATGATAGTTATTTCAGAAAATAAAATATTTTGTTTTAATATTAAATTTGCACCGTTTGCTGTTTTAAAATTACAAAAGTCTCCGATAGTTGTAAGTCGATTTTGTTCCGATATAATTGGATCCCCACCATCTAAAACCAAGGAGAAAAAATTCCCTGTTTGTTTTGTAATTATCAAACTGCTCATAATTTCATAATGTATAATTGAACAATGTAAGGTTGCATATTTTTATCGGTTCCATCAACTCCGGATGTTGAAGTCGTTAGTGTTTCGAAATCTGTTTCCACGTCTGGATTACTACCAAATCTTAAAGATTTTGAAGACGAAACATTTCCAAGTGCGCCAACGGTATGCGAATGCGAGACTACAATGGCATCTTTTGAACCACCAACTGCCCCAAATGTTGAATATCCTAAACCGTAACCGATACCAACTCGCCCTGTTAAATCATCTGTACCGTTATTTCCGTTACATTGTGCCCATCCTAACCGCAAATTCTTTCCTAATCCGTTTGTTTCAAAATTAGCCGTATAATAGGCCAAATCGCATTTAATACGCTTTATATCCCCAGACTGAAACAAGTTCGCTTCGATATAATCGAGCAACGCATGCTCAACTTGTCTGTGTTTAGTTGCCGGAATCTTGTTTCCGCTTGCTAAATTATTGTCTATTAAATCGAAAATATCTTGATATGTCATAATTTCTATATATTATAATCCGCTGTTCCGTAATCAATTCCATTATAATCTGCCAATCCAAAGAAGTTATCTTTTTCGTTTGGAGATAGACTGTAATTAATATCTGCAAAGTTTTCCTGTGATACTTTTTCGGGCAAATCTATTGCCTCAAACAATGAGCATCGAACATAATTCACATATAAAACAGGGCTTTCCAAAACATAAGAGAGTAGAATTAATACCGATTTTGGCAGTAATTCAGTTCTAAATAATTGTAAATAATTCGTTTTTATCGCTTGGGAAACCGTGTTTCGTGTTGAAACTTCGTAGTAGGTTGTAAGTTCTGTTTTTTTATCTTCATCCAAAAACCAAGTTTGCAAACCGATGCTTTGATAAACATCATCTTTACTGTCTTTATAGTGAAATTGAGATACTTTTTCGCTTTCAATATCGGTTAGTAAAAAAGGCGTGCTATAAAAAGATTCTCCAACGGCTTGGTTAATTTCAAGGTAAATTAACCTGTAACCAAAATCAAAAGGAACGTCTGTAAGAGACCAGTATAATTGCGGAGAACCGTCTAAATTATTTGTTAATGAATCAACAAAAAAATAAGGCGTTAGGTTTGTTCTTGTTTTTTTACACAAATCAACTGCCCAAACTGTCCAATCTTCTAAATCAATGCCGCTTGGTGTTTGAGTAACTTGAATGTATTTTGCCGTGTTGTTTGGCAACAGCTGAACCCCTTTAAAAATAAATTGCGTGTTTATTTGGCTGTTCTTAAAATAGAATGCCTCTGCGGTTGTTCGAAATAGATTTATAAAAGGAGTAACTGCCATAGCCTACGATGTTTCACAACATTGTTAAAAACAATTAAAAAGGTATATGTTAATTCAATTTACCTGCCAACATATAACGGGATGACGGCAGCACCTTTTTTATTAAAGCAAATATAGTAATTATTTCAATAAGTCTAACCATCCTTTCAAAGTTTCTAAATCCGGAGCAAAAGCATTATTCACGGAAATTTCCATCCAATAAACACCGTTAAACAATCTGTAGCGGTTCAAATCGAATAAATAGACTTTCTCGTTTTTAACCTCATAAATTATTTCATTTACTCCAGTTTGTCCGTTTATCAAATAGAATCCAGCTAATTGTGTTTCAATTGTCATTGATGATGGTTCAAACTTCTCTTCGGCTTTTATTTTCAATTCTTTTTCAAGCAATGAGTACTCCATGTTTATTGGATATACTTTTATCACTTGTTCGTTGTTGTCAATTGCTCGAATGTATCCACGTTGTGATCGTATGTTATTTTGTAAAGCGATAAAATCAGTGAAATCTACATTTTTAAAAACAACATCGTTAAACAACATTGGCGATAATATCGGATTTTCTGGCACAAAATCGGCTTTCTCGGTTAATTTCACGCCGTTATATTTTGCCGTGTAATCTCCATTATTTTTATACCAAGTATTTTTTAATGGTTTATTTTTCCAATACAGGTTGCATGTTGCAATGTAAGACTGCCAATAATTATAAACATTTCTTGCAATTGAATAACGCCTATTACTGTAACTGTCTGCAGCGTTCAATCCTGTTGTTTCACTAAAACCCTGGTCTGTATAATTTGTAAATGGAACGTATGATTGTGATAAAGTGTATTTATATTTCGTTAATCTTGTGCCGTTCCCTGCTGTTGTAGTGATTCCTAATATACGGCTTAATTCCAAAGTGTTTTGAGTTACCGCCATAACGTAATACGCCCCTGCGTTAATATCAATTGTTTCAATATAAAATACGCTACCTGTTTGGATTCCTAAAGATAAAAAGTTAATACTACCATCATTTCTTAAAGTAAGTCTAAACGTTGTTGGACTGTATGTGTGTTGCAACTCTGTAACCTCGGTAAATTCATTGTCAAAAGTCGTATCAATTGAATCAATGCAAAACATTGTATCATCGTCTTGACTCGCTGTATTTTCTTTGATAACAATCGCTTTTCTTCTTTGCCATTCTGCTAAAAAAGAATCCCTTGTCCAATAAACCTCAACATCTTTTTTATTCTCCACCGCTTTATTAAAAAAGACCATCTTACTTTCACCGTGGATAGTATCCGCACTGTTTACTTCTTCATTCTCTTTTTGTGATTGATAATTTGTGTACCTAAATCCAAATTCATTAACCATAAATCTTGGATTAAAAGTTTTATTCATTGAGGAAAATTGGGTATTGTTAAAAAATCCGCTTTCAATATTTGTGTAAAAATCCTGCTCAATTCCAAAAAATACTTTTCCATCTGATCCGATTTCATAATCAGAATTCATTTCAACTATTGACTTTTCAATATCTTCCAAACTCACGTAGAATGGCTTGTCAGTAATTCCACGTAAAAAATTACCGTTAACTAATCGGTTATCGTAAAATTGCCCTAATTGTTCGAAACGTGGTGAATTTATGGAAAGTCCGGAAGTTGATTTTATGATTTGACGCATTACATCAACCAAACGCAACGATTTTGAAATAGAATTGTAGGCTAATGATGTAGCACTAATTGTTATATAATTAATTTTAGCTGTACTACTACCTATTATTTTAAACATTATAGAAATTTCATCGCCTCTGTTTAAAACAGGTATAGTGTATAGAATGTCTCCAGAAAAAGTTTGCCCAGTCATAACTTCTTTAAGAATTATTTTCTGTGTTCCATAAAATAATATCAAAGTGTTTAAATTAGCTGTTGCCATTTCTACGTCTTTGATCAAAATCAAAACATTTTGAAGAGTATTTACAGACGACAACATTTTAAAATTTTCTTTGTTTTTATTGTCGTCTATTTGATACAAGGTGTTTTCTTGAAAAAAAGAGAAAGAATCATTTATCTCAGATGGATTTAATATAAGACAAGGATTATAAGCTATCGGAACGGAAACACTCGTTATTATTTCTCCTGTTTGATTGTTATTCGTCCATTTACTTAATTGATTTATAGGCTTTGCCAACAACAACATATTTTCCGGAACCAAACCGCCTATATAATTTCCATCAATATCCAAATCGCTTAAAACATCTACTTTTACCGATTTACGGGCATTGATTATTTGTAGTTTACCGTCTTCAATTCCTTTGCATCTGAAATAAGTTAAGTCGTCAGTTTCGGCTGTAGCAAAATCCAAATCACAAGTGTATTTATTATTTGCATCAATCTCAATAGTCAAAACTACAACGGACTCAAAACCGAACTTTCTATGGTAGTAAAGAATTTGCTTAAGTTCGTGATTTCTTTGGTCTGTAAATTCAAATTGAATTTCGTTACCACTAAACGAAATATCACGACCCATTTTACCCTCTTTCTGTTTTAACGAGAAATTAATATCGGATGTGCCGAAAATCTCATCTACTTGTTTTTTTCCGTAATTATCGCTTTTAAAATCTAGTGTAAATTTCATATCTTAAACTTTAAAACCAACCCTTGAAACTCGGTTTGCATTTTGTTTTGTTCTGTTCCCGTTTGATTCCGCCCAACTTGAAAAACCTTTTTTGTCAAAAGTGGTACTATTCACTTGGATTTTAGCAAAGTGTTTCGACATTACTCCATCCATTTCCTGAGCTGTCATACCGTTTGATTGGTACGATTTTGACATAGAAATCCCTCTTTCGTTAAGCATTTCTCTTATTTGCTGTTCGTGTGTCAATACCTTAGTTCCTTTTGGAGCATTCATTAACACATTGCGACCTTCTGGCATAATTTCCTTTCCATTTGGCAATATTACCTTTTCTTGGAAATTAGAGCCACCGCCATCATTTACAAGCATTAACCCTCCTTGGTGGTTATCTGTTCCTGCAAAATATTCTGGAATTTTTTGACTTAACACCATTGCAATTTGAGCCGCTCCTAAAGCCGCTGTAATAACAGCCATTGCTGTACCGCCTATAAATCCGGCTTGCCCGTAATTTTTCATAATTGCCTGAGCCGTATCAATTGCGATATTAAATATAGCCTGTCTTTGTTTCGCTTTGTTTTCTCGATTTGCAATTTCTTTGCGTCTTTTTTCATAGTCTTCCTCGATTTTCTTTTTCGCCTCGTCGCTTTCTCCTGCGAATTTCAAAGAAATATCTTTTTGTGCTTCTAAACGCCTATATTCATTCTCGAAATTCCTTTGACTAAATTCAGCCATTATGTCACCTGCCTGTTGTGCGCTGTCGGCAATAGAATCAAAAGTATCCTTCCAATCCGTTTTGAGTTTATTCATTTTCGGCTTGTCATCAACCACAACGCCTCCCGGAAGCGCACCGCCTGTCGGAACTGCATTTAATTGTTTCTTAAGTTCCAATAACAGTTTTAATTGCTCGTTTATGGCAGGCAATTCTTCCTCATTGGCTATTATTTTTTCAGTAGTTAAACGGTTAATTTCTGCGTTTATTTCATCTACAATAGTGCCAACTGGTTTAATGTAACTTCCTAAATAATCTAAATCTTCTCTTTTTGCTTTGGCTTGTGCCGCTTTTTTGCCTTTAGGCTCTTTGATTCTGTCGGATTCTAATTTTGCTGCTTTTTCTTCGTTTACTTCTTTTGCTTTTAAAAATATATCTGATTGACTCGATAAATCATTTTGTAGTTTCAATACTTCTAAATTATAAGCTCTTATATCATTTATTGAAGATTGATAAAACGCCCTTGCTCTTGCTATTTGCGCAGGGCTTCCAGTTTTTTCAGTTTCCAATAATGTTTTTTGTCTTTTGGACGCCTCAGTCATTTTTTCCTCAATCTTCACCCTGATTTCTGCCTCTTTTTCAAATTCCTCAGCAGCCATTTTATCCATTTGTCCTGAAATTGCTTTAGCTCTTGAACTTGCCAAAACAGCTTCTTTCAGTTCCTCATAAGATTTTTTAGCACCGCCGTTTAATATTATTTCATCTTTAATATTTCCAAAATAAGAGGGGTACATTTCCTGTAACTTATTGACCGCTTTTTCTCTTTGGGCAATTGACAAAGTTAAGTCTTGTGTTGTTTTGTAAAGAATGCCTAACTTATAAATTTCATTGTTAGCCTCTTTGTCTCCTGTTTTTATAGCTTCATTTAAAGCCATTTTATTTTCTTTAAGTGTTCTAATTCCGTCACTACCTTTCATTGCGGCAGAAGCCCATTCAATTAACTTACTTCCATACAAAGTAAGCAGCGTAATACCAACACTCAACAATGTTTGCCATCCAAAAACGGAAGACGCTAACGATTTAAATAAAGATACGGTAGGCTGCCCATCTGCCGCTAACGCCTTGTTTTTATCACGAATACCGTTTATCGCATCAAATAACGCTGCGTAATTATTTGACAAAGCCATAAATCCGGTTTGCATGCTATTTGCAAACGCTGGAGCTTCACGTGTTAATTGATTAATTGAGTTTCCTAAAGCATTATATCCGCTTGCATAGTTCCCTACATTTCTTTGGTTTTTGCCTATAGTTGCATCGGTAGCTTTTAATATTCCGTTGTATTTTTCGGTAACTCTTCCGAGTGTTCCTAAACGCATTTCTTCATTTGCAGAAAGATTGTTGTATCTTTCTTTTCGTAAAGCCAAATCATTATAAACTTTGGTAAGATTGTTTATTTGAGTTTGAGTTTTATTGTATGCTGATGCGTTTTTCTCGGCTATTGCCTGTTCTCGTTTAGCATTCTTCTCAAATGAATCAAACGCTTTTTCCCTTTGTTGTTGTAGCTTAATTTCGGCTAAACGACTTTGTTCTGCTTTTTTGGCAATATCAGCATGTAATTTGGTAATTATTGCGTTTTGCTTTTCGAGTTGAGCATTTAAGTTAGCGGTGTTTGTCACGGCTTTATCGAGTCCAGAGGGTGTTGAAATGCCATTAATTCCCTTGCTCGCAGTAGTTGCGCTTTGACTAATTTTCAATAGTTCAGCATCGGCTAAACTTAACTTTGAAATTAAGTTTTCAACTTGTTTTATCGCTTCGCTCCCAATAATTAAATCTACACTATTTGCCATAATTAATTTTGTTTAGATTTTTCCTCTAATAATTTTGTGATCTCAATCCATTCTGAAACGGTGATTTCTTTTGGATTTAATCGGTATGGATATTGAAGCCCAATAGTTGCAATTTGTAATTGTTTTGCCAAACTTGCACTTTCAATATTTGCATCTTTTTTTAATTCAATTTCAATCAATGAAATTCTGGTTTTAATCCCTTCGCATTGCGAATTTAGTCTTTGTAATTCAACTCCATCACCATCAACTGTATTGATTTCCGACATCCTAAAACCGTGCTTTACTAATTCTTTTACAAACAATAAACGAGTTTCCATTTCATTGTTTCCAAAACCTAACCACATACGATTAATGAGTGATTTTACAACGTGATATTTTAGTTTTAGCGTTTCAATTTCACACATTTTTTGCAAACGATTGGTAAAAGAACGGTCATCAATTGCTTTGAAATATTCATCTAAAATTATTTTCTCGATAGGTTGTAAGTGTTCCGGCCTTAATTTAGTTTGTCTACCGTCAAATCCAACAACAAACCAATTTAAATCGGTTGTAGTTTTATATTTATCCCAGTTGTAAAGCGGTAAAATATCAATGCTATCGTAATATTTCGGCTTAGTTAGTTTCATAGGTAGCGTTTTACAAATTTCATTAATTCTGGCAGTATAATATCGTAATTTACAATATCACTATTGTTTTTATTTAATCCAAATAAGTTATTATAACCACTGAAAAATAATGCTTTATCCCCGCTTCCTGTTCCTGTGCTAAAAATATCAAACTTTGTCAATGATGGCTGTAAATCTATTTGCATATTTGATAAAAAAGATCCTGTTTGAAAGAAGTTATAAGGAGTTCCTGCTACTTTTTTCGGGTCTAATAATTGTGTTGACAACGAATAAAGGCCCTTAAAGCGGCTATTGCTATTATTTAAAACTTGGTCGTCGCTCCCAATCCCATCTTGAAAAGTATCAACGTTTAAACCGATTATTTTATCTTCATTAGCCAAAACAATGCGTTCCTGCTCGTTTAGCATTTCGGCAGCTACAAATTGCGCTTTCTTGATATAATCGTTTATTGTTGTTGGCATAAAATTACATAAGAATGATTTCCATTAAAATAACCTACTTCTTTATTATCGATAAAAAACTTAGTCCACAAAACCGATCCGTCATCTTTTACTAATTGACTTGATTTGTTAAATTCAACTTCACAGACAAATTTTTCTTCAAAGTAAACAGTTGCTTTTTTCATAATTTCTATCGTTATTATTATCCGTGGACACAAATTTCTTCGTTACAATTAGAACACTTTATTATAGTAATATAATCTCCTGTACCCACTTTAAAGTCAGTCCCTTTGCATTTTCTGCATTGAAGTTGATTAACCTCCGATGATAATTCTTTGAACTCATCATTACTTATTTTGTCTAAAAGATCGTTTATGAAATTCATATTTTCTATTGTTTCACACAAATATACAAAAAAACCCGTTACATTACGCAACGGGTCTAATTCTCCTTTCTTTTAAATTAAACGGCAGTAACAACAACTGTTTTAACGTCACTTTTGTATAAAACATCGGCAGCAGTCAAAACAATATCGTTTAAATCCACGGTAACAATGTCAGCGGTTGTATTGGCTGTTACGGTAAACGTGTATTTTTTAGTGGTTGAACTATAGGCTACGGCACTCGGTGTCAGAGGCAATCCATTGCGTGTAAGTGTGAAATCAGGAATTAACAATCCCTCAACAGGATGGATTTTATCCAATAAAAACGCACTCACAACAATAGAGGTTGAAGCGGTTACAATTGGATCAACTGTTAAAATTACTTCGTTTACTCCGGTTAGTTCTCTTGGTGAAAAATCTAAGAAGTCAGATGTTTTCCAAGATAATCTTTGGTCAATTTCTGAACGCTCTATTAACTGCATATTTATTGTTTGGCTAGAAGCGTCAACTCCGTTAGACTCCATATATTTGCCGTTTTCAAACATCCCCAATGTAAATCCTTTAGGAACTCCTGATTTATTTACAGTAAACCACATATTGCCATCAACATCAAACTCTACTAAGTCATAAGATTGATATCCGGATAAACTAGTAAGCGCAATAAAGAACGAAACTCCGTTATCAAATGTTACTTTTTTCTCATAAGGGTTTTTCCCAGCTACAACTTTTATACCCGATCCCGGTCTTGTTATTACATTATCGTCTGCCGTTGCATCTTCATACCCAACAACGTCTTGCAGCATAATTAAAATACCGTCTTGTTGTAAGCTTCTTAAATATGCTTTATTGATTTCGTCTTCGAAAAGATATCCTTTCTGAACTAGTCCCAACGCAACTACTCTTTTTTTGTCAATTCGACATCCAGCCAAGCCAGTGCCTAATACACCTGATTGCGAACAATCAATAGTGTTTATTTGTGTGTCTAAACTCATTTTATAAATTTGTTTAAGATTAATTTTTCAATTGTTTTTTTGTCAGTGAGTTGGATTTTAGACCCAACTTTATACAATTTATCCACCGTAATTTCTTTTTTAACGGTAAATTCTTTTACTTTTATTTCTTTTTCAGCCATAGCTTAAAATTTAATGTTTTCTTTTATGCACCCATCAATTAACTCAATTTCTAAATCTAAGACCAGGGCGTTCCAAATAGTTACTAATCCCTTACCGTTGTCGTTTACGCTGTAATTCGGTTTTAATTCCTTGTCGATAGTACTTCCAACTATCTTGGAAATTCCACTGCTATTTAGAACGGTTATGAAGTCATTGTAAACAGGTATAAGAACACTTTTATAATCTGTTTGGTACTGAGTTGAATTGAATGCGTCAACATCGTTTGAACGGGTCGCAATAACAAACCTTGCTTGTCTTGTTACTCGATTTCTTAATAAATCGTCTGTATCTTTCGAAGTAACTAACCAAATAAGCGGGTATTTTGATTTGCTTTCTTTGAGAATAAGAAACTTGTTTAACACATCAATTGTCCCCCAATCGTACCGCACATCGTGTGTGTCGTTCCATTTAGGCATTAATGCGACTAATTCCCTTAATTTCTCTTCAAAAACTATCATAGACCAAAACTGTTTTTGGTTTCGTAAACTCTAAAATACTCAGGTTTCCAATTTGCGAAATCAGCTTGTTTATCCATCAAATAACCATACAAACTCTTTTCTATACCATTGCATCCGTACCAATCAGTAAAATTACCAGCTACAATAGGTTCGATTAAATACTCACCTTGATATTGTTTGATAAAATTATGGTGCGCTCCGGCAATAAGGTATTTAGGCGTTTGAGTGGTTGCATTTTCCGGATTTACTTTTTTTGTTCCAGTTGCCGAAAGTCTAATATCTGTTTGAGTAACAAATTCTTGATAAATATAATTAGCTACCAATGAATCGTCATTGTCTAATCCTAACCATATTTTACCATCGTATTCATCACCTTGAATCAGTTTTTTAAACTTTTCGTCTGCTGTTTCAATGTCAGCAATCGCTTTAATTTCGTTGTAAAGACTCAGTCCCAATGCATTTAGTAATATTTCACGCTCCAATTTAATACAAAGATTATCCAATTCCGTAGCGTTGTTTGGTGTTGCTGACGGATCGGCAACCGCTAACGGGATGTGAATGTAATTTTGATTATCGAAAAATGTACTATTTACTATTTGCATTGGGATTAATTTTTAAATTACTTTACTCTTTTCTTGCTTAATACAGTGGCTGCTACCGCTTCCGTTTGTACGGGGTCTAATATAGCAACACCCTCGGCAATTAGCTGTGAGGCAAGCTGTCCATCAACAACGATCCTATCGTCAACGACTTTGTTAGCAAAATCCTCAATAAACTTTACGCCTATCATAACTAAGGAGTTGCCAAAGTTACCAAGGCGGCAGAAATAGAAGTAACTTTTCTAAATCCAGTTTTATCTGCCTCGCGGATTAACAAGTTTAGACGTTTTCTTGCTTTCAATGTTTGCATATCTTCAACAAAATCAGCTCCGCTGTATCCTTTAGACACAACAACGCCACTCATTTCATAGATACGAGCATATCTTGAGTCACCTAAATACAAAGTATTAGCAACAACGTTGTTGTCTTCGATGATGTTCAAAGTATCAATTCTCGGATCATTGAAATTAAACACATAGTTGTTGGTAGTGTCTTTTTTCAACTTCAACTTGTTGATGTCGGCAATATTCATTGCAACAAAATCAGGACTGTATTTTGCGCCACCTGCGGACGTTATGCTTTCACTTACTTTTGCTACCAAGTCGTAAATGTTTGCATCTGTAATGCCTGAAGCAACTGGAGTGTAAGCCGGTGCGCTTGAAACCAAACCTTTAAGGTTAGTTCCTGTGTTGTCACCAATTACGATTTGAGAATCTACTTTGTCTTCAACATTTGTTGCCAAGAATAAATCTAATTCGGAAGCTGCCATTACGTCATCTTCGAAAAACTCTTCGGATACCGGTAAAGTGTCACCAATTTTTTGCAAAGACAAAGAATAACCTTTGAATTTAGCAGTAGATTCAGCGAACGCAACACCTTCGGCAACACTTGCAGCGGCTTTAACGGTTGTAGCTTCGTCCCAGTCAATATAACGAATAACTCCGCTATGATTTCCTTTACCTACTTGAATTTTCGGGAAGAAATTATAAAGACTTCTTTTTACCCTTTGAAGCTGTCCAATTCCACTAATAAACAAACCGCTTGGATCTGTAGCGATTGAAGCTCTCAAAGTATCGGCTTTCATTACAATTTCAGCGTTACCACCTTTTGCAATAGCTTTCAAAGCGTCTTTGTTTTCTTTTATTTCGTCAACAAAAGTTTTAGCTACTGATTTTACTCCTTTAGTTTCCAACTCGGTAACTTTTAAAGCTAATTCTGTGTTATCGTCTTTTACTTTTTTCAATTCTTCTTGCAAAGGATTGACAGCTTTTTCGATAGCTTTTGTTTGCAAGTCGGCTTCGTGCGCTCTTTTAGCAATTGCGTAATCGTTGGCCTCTTGCTCGGTCATCGCCTGAACTTCGGCATCTGTTTTGTACTTAAACATAGTTTTTGGTTTTAAATTAAATGTTTCTTCTTCTTTTAATCGTTGTTTGAGTGGATTGTTCCGGCTCGATTTCTTCGGTAGTGTCTTCGACGGCTTCCGATTTATTGTTTAAAGTTGGAGTTGCTGAGTTACTTCCCATAACGACTGCCGAACCTTCTATAATTTTAGCTTCTGTAACTGCCCAAAAATATCCTTTTTCGTCGGCTAATTCTTTGTTGGCGATATTTTGATAATATTTGTCCCATACGGCTTTTTCTTCTTTGTCCCATTCAGCTTCTGAATTTACGGCTAAATTTATAGAGACGTAACGCATCCCAACTGAATGATTTTTTACCCATCCGTTGGCATACTGATTAAGCATAAATTCATTGCGTTTTTTATCTATTTGACTATCGAAAATTAACGCCTCCGTTTTTCCTAAATAAGGCAAGCCTAATTGTTTCCAAGTCATTGATTGAACACTACCTTTTGCGGTGTCAGTAATAACTTTATCAAATTCCCTTTCGTGTTCTTGCAAGTGCAAAAAAGAAACATTGTCTTTTACCGACTTGTTCCAAATCCCATTTATATGAACATCTCCGTGGCTGTCTAAAAAGTTGGTAGTATTTATAACTACTTTTACATTTAGAACATCTGGGTTATTATTATCGTTGGTTTCTTCTTTAATTACCTCGTCAACAACTATATCGGTATATCCAAACGAAACCGCATCAGCTTGTTTTGTAATAGACTTTTTCAAAGAAATCAATTCTTTTTTATTGTCTTTTAACGCTTTGAAAAGTTCTTCTTTATTGGAAAACTCTTTATTTGGAAATTCTAATACTTTTATCATTTCTTGATAATTTTAGACATTTGTTTTTCTTTGTCAGATTTCAATTTCTCGATTTGCGCCTTGGTTAATTCAGGCTTTTTCACTTCTTTCATAATCCTAAAATTAATTTGAATTCATTACTCAATCGCTTTTGTTCTACTGGAGTTTCATAAATCAAAGTATTTTGATACGCTGCCAAAGTTTCTATTTTAGTTTTCATTACTAATTGCATAACCGGTAAGTGATTGTAAGTTGCTTGCAAAGATTCTCCTTTGTCAATCAATCCAAATGAGCTTGCAAAGCTATTCATTGTGTTATTTGCATCTGTTTGGATTGAATTTTGCACATAATCTAACATTGCTTTTTCTTTGTTTTCGTAAGTACTTGATCCGTTACTAAAATAATTCAAAACATCCTTAGACATATCAAAAGCATTTAAACAGGTTAAAGCATCAGCACTGAATTGCTCATCTAAAAACAATCGTTTCATGTCGCTAACTAAATGCTGAGCTTTGATGTTTGCGTTTGTAATTAATAATGATTTTTGTGCTATTTTTGAAAATATGTCTTTACGGTCTGCGCTTTGAATTTGTGCCTCGTTTCCATCGCCTTGACTAGCCATGAGATATTTTTGGCTCATCTTTAGATTTACATTCTTGGACAGTAAATTTTCTTCGATGTTCTCGACTGTTTTAGAAATTCCTTTCAATCGAGAGGGAGAACTCATTAACGAATTACACGTTAAGCCATTAGCGAGGTCGTAAGTGGGAATAATATCTTTTAGCTTTATTTCGAAAGTTTGCCCGTCTAATTTGTAGATAATTTTTTTATCTCCATAAGCCGACAATTCAGCTTTGGTGTAGATAAACGATTTTACTTTTTCAGTATTATTTAGATCTACTTCCGAAGGAATAAGATTAAATATTGCTTTTGTTGAATTTAAAGCATCAACCTTGTAGGTTAAATTAGTTCCGGCAGCGGATAAAAACCACATTTGCTGAAAAAAGAAGTCTTCTTGTGACTGAAAATAATTTGGCTGTTTGAAAAGTTTAATGATTTCGCTATTATCGATTGGTTTACCTGCACTGTTCAAATGAGTAATTTTCATTTGAGAATAGATTTTGGAACGTAAAGCAATAATAGCAATAAGCACCGGATTTGTTAAAGATAATTCTAAGTATTTTGTAGAATTTGCAAAACCAGTTTGGTCTAAAAAAGAATAGGTAAAAATGCCATTACGGTCACGTTCAACCGATACACTTTTACCCCATAATCCAAATAATCCCATATAATCGATGTTTCACAACATTAATAATTATAGCAAATATAGTAATTATTATTTAACTTAAACGAAAAACTTTAACAAACCAAGAAATAACGTATTTCATTGCATCCAAGGCGTGGTCATCTCCATTTTCTTCCGGAACGTCCATTTGTATTCCTTGCCATATTTTCCAGCTGTATTGTTCGTATTCAGATTCGATATTGATTGATTCTTTAGTGTAATGAATTTTACTTTTTTGCATTGTTTCAATTCCAGAAGCAATTGATCCACTTCCTTTTTTTGCATTAATTACATTGTAACCGGCATTCTTTAATTTACGTGATTCCTCTTTGTTTAGTTCGTTTCCAGAATCACAAATAATTTGAACGTGCTTCGGTATTCCTAAACGTTCTAATTCATCCGATAAACTGCCTTTAATGTCGTTTAACGGTTTATACAACCTTTCTTTAAAGAAATAGTTTTCGTCACCATCAAATTTCATTTCCATTAAGGCGGTTGGCGCACTCAATCCAAAATCAAGTCCGAAGTATGATTGATACGGCAATTTCTCGAAATCAGCATTCGATAAAGTTTTCCATTCTTTAAATATTCTGTTTGGTTTTTCTGATTTTAAGCCAAGAGCATAGACAGCGTGCATATAAGCATCAGCGGTATTTTGCTCAACGTTGAAAGGATTTGCGGGGTCATAGCTTAGTATTTTCTTTTTTTGTTCAGGAGGGCAAAAAGGGTTGTCTTTGAAAGTTGAATGAATTAAAATAGAATTATCTTGTTTAACTAAATCATCGCTCCAAAGTTTTCCTACTGGGTTATAATCCATAAAAACCGCACAACTACAACGCATGTCTAATTGGTCGAAAGTAGTTTTAGGCATTTTATAAAACTCATTAAACCAAAGATAATCTGAATGATAACCGTGTACTTTTAATTCGTCATCTGTTCCTTCGATATTGATTGTAGAACCGTTTGGAAACGTAAATATCGATTCTGTTTTATTAAAAGTAAGTAAATTGTAGTTTGGAAGTGTTGGGTAATATTTCAACATATCTTGCAATATAGTGTCTTTGCAATCTTTTTTAGTATTTCTAAAAACAGCTAATTTAATTCTATTTTTGCTCCAGGCTAATAGCCAAAATATCTGAAGTATGGAAAATGTTTTACTTGAACGAGAAGACCCTGAATTAATAATATACTTGTATTTTCCACATTGTAGAGCATTCCAATTTTTCTCAAATACTGGAGTTGCTTTAAGGTTCATTTATTAATTTTTTAAATTCATTTATATTGCCATTAAATAGATTAATATTTCTTAATGCTTTTAAATAAATTAAATGTGCTTTTAAATGACAATCATATCTTCCTAAGTTTATTTTTATATCAGTTCCAAACACTCTTATTTGAGACAAATATTTATTTCTTTCCTTTGCCCAACTTACACCTAAAAAATGTTTATTTGGATTTCTTGTTTTAGACATTTTTAATTTAGATTCTATTGTATGTTTTTTATTATACATAATATTTAAATTACCAATAAATTTTATTGATTTATTTAATTTAAATTCATCACTCATTTTTTTACCTTTTTTAGAATTAGATAGTTTTAGTTTTGTTTCTTCACTTAATCTGCCACTTCTATCAAATGAATTTGTTAATCTACAATTTAAGCCATTTTTTAAAACAGAATACAAATCCTGATAATATCTTTCCTTTTCATTTAATTCTGACATTTCACATTCTTCAATTATTTCAAATTTATGATTACTTATACCATATTTTAAAAAAGAACGATAAAGAATTGTTTGACTTTTACAATTTGCCATTTTATTATAATCATTGAATCTTTTTTTAATATTTATCGATTGACCAATATAAACTTTTTTACTTGGGTTTGTTATTTTGTATATTCCTATCATAATGAAAAAATCCCAAACGCTCACCACAAACGAAAGGGATTATTATGTTAATTGTGGTGAAACACAAATATACAAAATTTAATCATCTGTTGGTTTTACGATTTCGATTTTAATGTCGTTTGATTGTATTTTAGACCCACCAGACGTGATATCTGTATTGTCTGAAAGATTGTTTAGTCTTTGGGTAATCGATGGATTATACACCCCTAAAAGACCGCCTGTGATTTGATTTGAACGTATTTCTTTTTTTATATGTGAACAGATAGGTACGAAGTCATCATAATAACCATCTTTATTCTTGAAATACTGCTCAACACATCCGTAATTATTATAACAAAAAACTTCGAATCCATCCATTGTGTAAGGAAGTTTCATGGTATCAGTCATACGTATACCATCTTTTCCAACATACTGAACCTTTAGCCATTCTTCGCCTTGAATGATTAAATCATCCTTATAGGCTTGCCATGCTAATTCAAGTTCGTGTGCAGATTTAAATATTCTTGTTGGATGCATAAAAACAAATTTAACCCCGCATCCCTTTAACAAAACACTGGGTAGAACAAATCTACAAATTTATTTTCAATTCTTCGACAATATCAATATTAAATTTTTCCTCGGCTTCTTGTTTTGTCATTTTATTGTGTTTTTACCTATTGCTAAATTGTTTGGTATTAAGTTGTGAATGTCGAAGTGCTTACTAAACAAGTATTCGAATTGACTTAATTTGAATTTCTGACCTATTTTTATTTCGTGAATTAATTCCTCAGTCCATTCTTCAATGTCGATTAATTCTAATTCAATACTGCCTAATCCGTGAATTACAATTGTATCTTCATTTGTAAGGTCTGAAAGTGGGCGTAGGATTGGTTTAAAATACTCTGAATTATCACTTATATTATTCCAATCTCCATTAAAAAAAGCCTGATTTGATGCGTCTAACCATTTTAGTTTACAAACACTATCCTCAAATCTTGTCTGTCCGTAAACATACATTTCTAACCCATAAGGCAAATACCCTGATAAATGTTTTAATTCTAATTTCATTTATCTTTAATTTTATACGTTAATTCAATTTCTAAGCCATCATTTTGCGCAAACTGTTGCAAAGTACCAATCTTTATATTTCTATTGCCAGAAAGCCACTGTGATAGTCTGTGAGGTTGTATCGAGTGTTTCTTGCAATAGTTTGTCTTTGATAATCCAGAACACTGCAAAAGTTCGTGTAGTATTTTTTGGCGGTTGGTCATAGGTTAATTATTAAATAAAATTTGCCACATTGTTAGTAATTATGTAATGCGATTTACAATCAAAATTATAATTTCCTACGCTTGGAGTAAATGAAATTTTACCGTTATCCTCTTTAATCAAATTCCATTCATCACCATATAAAGGCATAACTGTTTTTTCACCACAGCCGCACAAACAATTATGAATAGCGCATTTATATTCTTCTGAAATATAAATTTTACCCTCTTCCATTGTTTCAAAATCAGGCATAAATCCATCAAGAAAAATAGGTTCAATGGTTACTTTTTTAATCGTTTTCATTTAGTTCTTTCTATAATAATTATTACTTTGTCTTCGTCGTTCATTGTTGCGCACTCGCTGCAATAATGTTTTCCTTCGTGTTCTATAAAATTGTCCCAATTTGTAGCTTCTTCTTTCGCTGAATTTTCATCAACAAAAAAAATTGTTCCATCGGTATTCTCATAAAATTCTTTGCAATTATCACATTGAATTGCTGTAAACTCTTCTTTAATAAATGACATAATTATTTAATTTAAATTATTATTTTTTTTACTAACAATCTTCCGCTTCTGTAAGAATCTCCGAATAGTGTTATTTCGCAAAAACCTCTTTTTATGTTATTATTACATACAGTTGTGATTTTATCATCGGTATGCAAAATAGTATCTCCACTTTTAATTGTAGAAATATGTACATCTACAGTTTTATATTTTGATAAATCCATTATGCTGTCATATATAAAGCTATTTGTCTTGCGCTTTTTAAATATGTAGCGTTTTCAAAATGTTTAGTAATTAGATTTTCGCTTTCATTTTGTGTGTTTCCCATTTTTAATAATTCAGCTAACACTTTTATTTTTAATGTTCTCATTTTTCCTATTTTTTATTAATTTTCAATATTCAAAGATAAACAAAAAAAGCTTTGGTTTAACAAAATGTGAAAGTATTTTGTTGTTTAGAATTGTTATGGATAATGTGTTTAGTATATTTTAAACTTGATATATTCCTCTCCTTTTTTCACAATAGCCTTAAACACGTGCATTTCATAAATGTGCCTATCATCAACTTTATATTTTTTAACCAAGCAATCAATAAAAGATTTGCAACAATTGTCTATGTCGCTCGCCTTGGAACTGAAACCAAACTCGATGGCCAATTTAATATGTTTTTCATCAGGAATATAAATTGTTTTTGGAAGTATAAAATGCATCTTTTGTATAAAATCATTATACAAGTCAGTTTTAAATCTTTTTCCTTGCCACGCCTGATTAACAGAAAGTGGCTTAATTTTTAAAGTGTAATTCATTTCAATTTCTGTTTTACTGATGAAATTGATTCTGTGTTTATTACATCAACTTTCTTTTTTGTTTTAGCAATCTGTTTCTTTACCCATAATTGTGTATGGCGTATTGATTCTAAATAAATTTGCAAATCATCTTTTTCTTTATACATAGTTTTGTTTTTAAAATGGACAATAATCTTCGTCTTTTTCTTTTTCAACTTCATAAAAATTTTCAGCCTCAAAAGCTTCGTTTGGCATTGCTGTTATTTGTTTTGGCTGTTCTTCTAATAATTCTTTTTCATTTTCAATTGATTCTTGCACCTCTTCCCATATAGCAAATGTCGGAACTTCTTCTCCAGTCGCATAATAACGGCCGGAAGGTAAATGATAATCGTATTCCACCTGTCCTCCAATTTCGCCTTGAAACTTCATTTTTGTTTTTAGATTTTCAAATACTGTTTTAGGCTCGTTTTCTTCGTCTCCAAAAAATCTGTAAATACTAAATCCATCGTGTGTTTGATTTCTAAAATCTGAACTTCCAGAAACATCATAAAGAGTTGGAGAACCATAAAGACCAGAAGCATCCTTTTGCATCTTCGTTGGATGTGCAACCAAAAATATAATTACATTATTCATTTGCGCAAACATTGTCAACTTAGTCAGTACCTCATTAATTTGCTGCAACCTATTTTGATTGCCGGTAAATGCCAACTTATTAAAAGCATCTATTATAAAAATATCAATTCCATAATTAAACAATTGTTCCTTGAATTTATCAAACAACCAATCCCAAGTTGGAAACTCTCCATTTTCTGTTCCTGTCAAATAAATTTTTTCCTCTGCCCATTCCTGATACTTCGCAATTTCGTATTTGTTTACTCTTTTACAATCTTCATTATCTTTCCAAAAATTACGGCCTGTTGCCTTTTCGATAAATGTAGTATGATGTAATGAAAACGGATGATGCTCTGGACTAAAAAAAGATGCCTTCATATTGTAATCACGAACTAAATTCAATACGTACCACTCTGTAAAATTAGATTTACCGTGTGAAGGTATTCCGGTACCGGTAATTAAATGCCCTCTCATTACTGAAAAAACGTTTTTAATATTTCCAAAACATCTATGTTTAGGCGATATGGTTTCAGGCAATCCGTTATCGTATAAAGCCACAATATCATCGTAACAATCCGAAACTTTAAAAGTCCCTGAAACTGGATATTTTGCAGTTTTATAAATTGACTTTTCTAAAACTCCACTGTTTAAATCCTCGTTTGCATCTTTACCTTCCAATAAAACCCTTTCGCATCTAAAGCGTCCAAGCCTTTGCGCTATCTTTTCAGCTACTTCATTTCCTTTTTCGTCATTGTCGGTTGCTATGTAGAATTTTTTAATATCCTTGATATACTTTTCTGAATTAATCCAATAGTTATCATTGTCGTTTGCTCCATTTGGAACTGAAATAACATTTTTGATTCCAATTTCATAAAGTGAAAGCACGTCTATTTCTCCTTCAACAATATAAGCTTCATCTTTTCCAATAACTGAATTAATGTTGTAAAAAATTGATTTAGCGTTTTTTGATTGAGTGAATTTTTTGCCTCCAGACCTGTATTTTTTATTTACCAAAACATCGCCCTCGAAATAATTAAAAACAATATTGTTTACTTCTTTTTGAAGTTGAGGTTGATAATATTTTTCCTCGCTTACTTCAAAGTGTTCAAGGGTGTATTGTTGTATTTTTCTTTCCTCAAAATATTTAACAACTTGATCCGAAAGTTTAGTATAATTTTTCCAAGTTTGCACCGGAAGTGTAAATTTTTCTTTTTCTACACTTTTTTCTATGCTTTCTTTAAAAAATAATCCTTCGCAATGAAAACACTTACCAACTCCTGAATTAAAATTAACATAAAGGCTTCTGTCGGCTTTATTTCTTCTTTCTGGACTGCAAACAGGGCATTTTAATTTAGCCGTTCCTGTGGTCTTGTTTGTATCAATAAGATTCCAGTTATGTATGTTGCTCATGATATAACTCTTTTTTTAACCGTTGTGCCAACTTCGACTTGTTTGTCCAACCAACTTACAAAATGTGAAGCGTATTCGTTTTTGTTATTTTTAAAATCAAACCGATTATTAATTGTAATATTATATTTTTTTAAATACTCTTTTACTTTTTCAGAAGTGAATTTTAATTTAGAATTCATTGCAGTTGATTCTAACCAACTTTCAGAAATTAACAATTCGGCTAAAAAATTATCATTCTTGTTTTCTTTATTTTTATTATTATTTTCTTCTTCTTCTTTTTCTTCTTTGCTTTCATTCGCTTTACGGTCGGTTAGCGGTCGGTTAGCGGTCGGTTTTTTATCCAATGTTTTCAAGGCTTTAGGACGACCTCCTTTTGCGCCATTTTCAGAATTTATCTTTGAAATATGGTTAGCTTCAATTAATTGTTCATCAAGAAATTTAACCGAAATGAAACCATTGTTAAGCGAAAAAAAGCGGTCGGTTAATTGGGTTAATTCTTCTGGATTTTTGAAACGTTTGTTTATGTCATCTATTGTTAATGATCCGTTTCTTTGCCAGTACAAAGCGCAAATATTTATAAACAAACCTTGAACCGAAAGAGATTCAAAAACTATGTCTCCGGTCATCCATTCGGCTGCCATAAACTTAAAGTAAGGGAAGTTTTTAGCCATTGTAAACCTCCTCTTTTAGGTGCAATAAGCCGTATTTTTCGATAGCTAAATCTAATTCCTTATATGTCCACGCCCAAAGTCCAAACGAAGCTGTTTTAGGATAACTGACACATTCGAATTGTTTGTTTATTTTGTGTTTAAAAACCTCGTAATGTTCGCATCCATCACAATCTACTTTGTAAATGTACGCTTTGTCACTTTTTTTAATTTGGGTAAAGATAAACCCTTTAACTTCTCCTCTTCCGATAAAATTCTCTTGTAATTCTTTCATAATAATTTTTTATTTAATTGTTAAAAATGCAAAAGTCCCACAAATCCACTGCTTCTCACGTCAGTTTCATTGTAGGACAATGTGTAATATTAGCGTTGGGTAATTGTGAGAAGCCAACTATTCAACAAATATACAATTTTATTCAATTCCCCAATAAAAATAATCGAGTTTTTTCTTTATTTCTTGTGCTTTTACTTTGTCTGTTTGCATCAGGTTTCGATACTCTTTTTCGAGTAGTGCGATGTTGGGGGTTGGGTGTTTCATTACATTTCAGAATTAAAACATTTACGCATCATTGTATTAATTTGATTTGTCAAAGTCTGAAAGTAAAGTGTTTTCTGAACGGTATACGTATCTTTGCAATCGTTGTTGAGTAGTTCGCACATTTCAGTCATATTGTTTTTAAGCTCAATCATCCTTGGATTGGTCACTTTTAATTCGTCAAGGCATTCCAGTAATAACTGCATCAAACAGTAGAACAAATGCATCTTGATTGATTTTTGTTTTGGTGTCATAACTCTAATTTTTTTTGTTTCATTTCTTTAGCAGTATTTTTACAAAAGTCAATCTTTTGCTTTGCTAATTTAAGGGCGTCAAGCTGAATTGATAAAGGTATATTTTCATCGATAAACAACTTTATAATCTTGTTGGCTAATATTTGAGTTTTGTCCATAGTTTTAGTTTTTCATTCTACAAAAGTATAAAAATAAACATCCTTGTTTTTTCCGATAAACTCAAATACACATCCGTAACTTGGAAGATGCACAATTATTTCAATTTTATTGTTTAAAATATCCGTTGTTATTTTGTTGAATAACACCTGGTGTATCTGTTTTGAGTTCTCGAAATGTTCATCGAACCTGTCTTTGTTGGTAATGAAGATTTTCATAAGCCTTTTTCTTTTTTAAACATTTCAATTAATTCTTTTGGTGTAAATCTTTGGTTTAAATTATCAGATTGTCTTAACATAAATTCATACCAATTTGCAAAATTTATAGCAAAATCATCGGCTATTTCTTCGCATTTATCGGTATCAATTCCATATTCAGAATATTCTACCGTGTTAAATTTTTCTCTTAATTTCATAATTTCTATATTTTATGTATCCAAATTTCTTTTCCGCATATCACGAAAATTGCATAGTGTTCTTTCATAACTCCTCAATTTTAATAGTTAATTTTTTGCCATCCTCGAAGGCTAAAAGTTCCAATGTACAGAATTGTATGCCTCTATAACCGGTTACCCAGTGATTTAGTTTCGTGTACTCGATTTCGTGTTTTTCTGCATACTTTTTTTGAGAAAGACCCGACTGTTTAATCAGGTCTT